GACACCGGTTCAACCCGACTTATCCGATGAACCAGCGTCTGACCCTAGCGTTAGACAAGTACGGTTCGATTTGCCTGATCCTGTCTCACTGCCACTCCCAGAACCTACTGAAGACGAATTACTGCGCTTAGCGCGCTCCACAAATCTGCAAGATCCTCACGGGATACGTAAGCTAGCCGCTGCCATTCCTCCTGGTATGATACCTTTCGCTGATATCTCTGCGGCCCCGAACATGGAAGCCGCCAGAAATGTTTTCGCTCGGCATATAGCAGAGCAGGCACAGAAGGTTATCCCCGGGGTGTGCACGCCAAAAAACTGATTTGGAATTCCTGTTATCTAATTTCTGCTACCCAGAAATTCCAAAAAATACTCGTACTGTTTCACCACGCTTCTAGAGATAACCCAAATCTAGCTGCAATTTGCAGACAGTTCTTCGAAAGAGTAGTAGTATACATTTATAAAATGAGCGGTATTGATTCCCAAAGAGAGGATTTCATCTCTTCACTGTTTGTGGATTTCGAGTCTGCAACGATGGGCGAATGCCTTGATGAGCCACCCCACTCTACTGCTGATGCTTTAGTTCATTTCTTTTTCCTTGAACCTGTACCAACATCAGTTTGGACTCAACTTCCTATATGTTTGCATGGTTCTTACGAAGATGAGTTTGCCTCCGGGCTTCCGTCTTTAACTCGTGCTGCCCACGGAATCCTCCTCAATAGTCAGCAGAAGAGCATCGCTTCATCTGCTTTTACTTTCTTTCCGAATTACGACAGGGATACAGATTCTTGTGCCACTCGCCTCCTCCGGGTGCTTGGTTATTTGTCACTTCCACTTGAACGTTTTTCAGATATCAGCAAGGTAGGTATGTGGCCTGATAAACTTGCCACGTTCGTCTCTCGCGCTTACCTTCCTGGTCTTGTGTATGATAACATCTCTTTCAAGGGTCACACGATGCTTGACTGTGCACCTGGGGGGGCTGTGTCTAAATCACTGCCTGAGTATCTATGCACATTAGGCCCACTTACCTTTTTGGCAATTCTTGAATTATCCGATCATGTTTGCTTCGTGGTAAAGCGTACCCTCCTTGATCGAATTAACCAAATATATAGTTATGACGATGACGCCCTCGTCACGCGTATTGGGTTTAGTCGGTATTTGGACGAACTTGAGCTTCTGTATCCCAACAATTCGGGTCGGGCCGGTGCGAAAGTTTTTGTGTCTATGCGATCACTTGAAGTCTTGTATCCGGTTGCACCCATCCAATTATATATTTTGAAAGCTCTACGAACCTTTAAGGAGAAAGCAGAGCGTACCAATTTAAATAACGATGTAGAGTCCACCTTCGCCAAGGCGGCGTTCTTACTATTCTACCTAACCGAAGAAGGCCCTGATATAGTAACATGGCTAGGTGACGTGTTGAACAACCAGAGCACGCCGACTGAGACCAACAAGCTAGCCAAATATTTCAAGACATGTCATGCTCAGATGCGCCTTGCCAACACATTACCTAACCGTTGGCTATTTCATACATCTCTCGATGCTAGACGGAGAATGGCTCGTCTTTCATATGGTTTGGATACCATTATTGGTCGGAGCGAACTGTTGAAGCTGGATTTTCCGGCCGAACAACTTATGCGAATGCATGATCCATTTCGCCGCGCAAGCCCGTACCTAGTGGCCCTGCCTAACGGTTTTTGCGCACTAGGTTATTCGAGCGCATTATACCACGATGAGGTTAAGCGTGCCTGTATAAAGATGGCTTCGACACTGCTTAAGGAGAAAATACCGACTGAAACCTTTAAAAATTATTTTCAGCGTAGATTCTTTTGGGCCGCCAGTGGGGGGGCACCTGGAGCTAAGGTTACTTGGGCTGATTCTGGTGAACAGTTGCGCTTAAGTAAGAGGGGGGCTATGTTAGCTGTCCAGTTCGGTAAAATGACCAAAATCCTCGAAAAAACTGCGACTGCCCTTACTAATCCCGCAGTTTCATGGTCTGTTAAAGCCTTAAAGTACGAATCCGGTAAGCTGAGGGCCATTCTAAACACCATCCTAGAGCATTATTTCATCCAGGGTTATATAACTGAACATGTCGATAGTTATAAGAGGTCCGATGGTTGGTACAGCGCAGGGCATTCTCTATCTGCCCGATTGGCCAATTCTTTACGTAGGCTCGTGGACCTACACAACCACTGTGCTGTCATGTTCGATTTTTCTGATTTTAACATTAATCATACTTTCCTCTTGATGGCTGAGGAAGTGCTTGCTAAGGTTGACTTGCTCATTGCAAGGGCGGACACCACTCACAGTTCTGAGGGGCAGCGTTACCAAATTGAATCTGACTTACGTCGTGCTGCCCTCTTCGTGGTTACGGCTAGGTATAACACCTGGGTGAGCGACCACGATACTGGTTTAACAGTACGTACTAGACGTAGCTTGCAATCTGGTGAGCGTGACACCAGCAGAGTTAATACTGATAGTAATGAGGTAGCTGACATCATGGGGCGTGCCGCTGCCGTTCGCCTCATCGGCGCTGATCCTTCACCTAAAGTCGCTGATAAGACGGGCGACGACGTGTTCAAGTTAGCATATACCATAACTGGCGCTGTGCTCATAGTTGCCATCTATAATCTAATAGGTCAAGCCGGGCAACCTTATAAGATCAAAATTGAGTATAACGACCCCGCGCCTGCTGATGGAGAGTACCTTCGGCTGGACTATAATGCGAGCGCTAGAACGATCGCCGGCTACCCAATTCGTGCTATGATGGGACTTATCCATGGTGAGTTCTTTTCAGACCCCATCCCGCAACCTTTAGAGCGGGCTGCTGCGTTTTTACGTCAGGCCGCCAAGCTGAAGCGGCGGGGTTGGACGATACCCGAACGCTTTCTCCGTCGTATTATAAATGATAATGCACGTCTTGTATACACCGTCGATGGAAACAAAAAGATATTTTCCCCAAACTTAGAGATTGTTCAGTTGCCCGCCTGCCTCGGTGGAGTAGGGACCCAAGCTGACGCCAAGGGCCCTCTCACCCATGGTGCTGGACTCGTGCAATTAGTAGGCCTAAATGGTACTCGTCGAAAAGCGGTATGTATACCCTCAGGTGAAGGGCGAGCCCTACTTGCACTGCAGTACCCAACTCTCTTTGTTAACCATACCGAGCTAGTTATCCAACATGAGCTGCATCGTTTGCGAGAGGAGGCAACACGTACGGGTAGTTGGGATGCTTTCAATTCTCATCTTGTCACCAGAGCTAACCTTTGGCACGGATCGTCCGCACTTGATCAGCGCTGCCTGCTTACCTGGTCCCCGACCAGTATACCTCAAGATTTCGCTTTTATTTCGTTGCTTTTAAAGGAACCTCCTGGATTGCGGGCTAACCTTGCTCGCCGCCGGGAAATCCTAGCCAATTCATCTCCCGATACCGTCATATACTTTAAAACTCGTCATCAGCGCAATGCAGCAGCTATCGCTTACGCTGCGCCCTTCGAGACTGCCGTTTTACTCAAGTACAGAATTAATCTAGGTGGTCTGACGCCATCCGGTGCCTCTACGCTCCCTGTTTATAGGCCACCAGCTGTGAGAACCGATTCCCTTACTAGTCGGATGGACATTATCGGCGATTTTTCCGCCGCGCATGCACTCAACGTCCCGAAGCCGAGACAAACAGAACAGAGTATCGTTCAGAGTAGTCTAACGGGGGCATGGCCTAAACGAGCTCTTAATGAGTCCTTAGCCTCCTACGCTTCCGAACTTGATACTTGGCAACGCCAAGCTAGGCTTGAGTGGCGCTATCGGACCGTGATTCTAAATGTCAGTCCTAAAGTACTCAGAGATGTAGTTAAAATGACTTGCTGGAAATCCTTGGGTATATCGCACGTTTCACAGGCGCACACTCCGGTCTTTAAAACAAATGACCTCGGTTTTCCAGCTATACATGAAATTAGGCATTCTTTCGATGGGTTGGGTTCACTCACCAAACCTCTCGGATGTTCTATTGATGACACTGCTAAGGCCATTGTTTCCCACTACTCCCGAAGTGTAGGGCTCCGCCAGGGTTTGAAACAGTTGCGAGCGCAGATCATACGAAGTACTTCGATACCTCGTGATCGAAGTGGAGTCCCTCATGCTATTACTTTGGCGGCAGTACCCGTTATTGACCGTTTGCTGGCTACGAGAAAAATGGTTCCCATTCATAGTGAGCCTGGCCAGTTTCAGCACGAAATTGCGGAACGCTTTTGGTGCTGCTGGGTTGAAGGAAACTTCTCGTTCATACCCCCACAAGAGCAAGGCCTATCTTCCGACCTTGTCACGTTTGCAAGAGATATGACACTCTACTTGTGCGAGCAGAGTGCTATATTACAGCCTTTTATGCTGGAAATTATCAACAGTGCTGAATGTGTAAAAGACCTACTTTTAACATTCCCATTACACCTATACGCGTTAGAGAGATTAGTTACCACTTTTCTCCTTGATGCGGTCCAAGAAGCTTTTCCGGGTGTTCACATAGCGGATTAAGCAACTTGTTAGATGATTGTCGTATA